ATGGTGATTATACTGGCTATATTTTAAATGATAACTTTTCTGAAGCGGGTAAGAAAATCTTATCGCAACGTGAAAAAGATGAGAAGAAAAAGAAAGATAAAAAACTTAAATCAACAGGGAATGCTCTCCTTGATAAGAAACTAGGCATTGAAACCGGTGCCAAAACATCTGCTAATGATATTGATAACATGGATGAAAATGTTAGAAAAGCATTGGCCGATGGCACGGATCAAAGTCTACAAGATAAAAAATCGGTTGGTGGAAATAAGGGTTTAGGATATTATTTAAAGAACCCTATGAATGCATTGACTGATGTTATTAGTAAAATTGATAATTCATTATATAATATCATTTTCTCTGATGATGAAGATGGTTCGATTATTGTTAAGATTGAACAGCAAATCATAAAAACATTTGCTTCTGTTAAGAAGTTCTTAGTTGATAATATCTTTAAACCAATTAAAGAACAAATCATGCCAGATAAAGCTAAACAAAAACTCCATCAATTCGGTGATAGTCTTATGGACTATGCTAAGAATATGATGATGGGTGTTAAGAAAGGCAATAAATATACTGGCGGTGCGTTCTCCTTTGCAGCGAATGCTGTAGGGGATATTGGTAAATATATTAAGCAAACTATTGATGGGAAACCATTCATCGATTCTGCTGGTAAAAGTATCAAGAGTCAAACGATTGGTATTGGGGCTGAGATGAAGAAGGGATTCGATACCGCATTTGGTTATTTGAAATCATATTTATTTGGCGGTAGCGATAAAAAGAAACAAGAAGCTAGTAAAAAGAAATCCTTATTGAGTAACATCTCATCTACTCTTTCCCAAGGGTATAAGATGTTCTCTAATAACTTCTTCGGTACTAAACTGAATGACCGACAAGCATTCCAACAGTTCGGTGATTTCATTAAACGGAAATTACCAAAAGGGATTGCTAAAGGTGCTGTGATTGGTACTGGATTAGGGGCATTATCCTTAACGGGTGGTGCTGGTTTATTAGGTTCTTTATTCTTACCTGGTGGTCCTATAGGTGCGTTAGTAGCAGGTACAGGTATTAGTTTACTCTCTCAATCTACTAAATTCAAAGATATGATGTTTGGTAAGATGGATGATAAAGGTAAACGAATGGGTGGCCTTGTCGGTAAGGGTATTCAAAAATTCTGGAATAAGAATAAGAATGCTATTATCGGTGGCGGCATGTTCGGTGCTGTTAAAGGTTTACTCGGTATATCTATTCCTGGTATGATCGGTGGAGCTCTCAACATGGTTGGGCTTAGTGGTGCTGGTAGTGCTATCGGTGCTATTGGGTTAGCTCCTGCTTTAGGTGCTGGCTTATTAGGTCCAGTTCTTATGGGTGCCGCTACAGGTCTTGCTGTTAAATCTAAACGCTTCCAATCTCTTTTATACGGTAAAGATAAAGGGAATGGTGAAAAAGAAGGTGGCCTTATCAATAGTAAGTTTGGTAAGGGTTTAAAGAAAATCTTACCAGGTGCTGCATTCGGTGCTTTATCTGGTCTAGGATTAGGTGCCTTCGGTAGTAGCTTCGGTTTAATCGGTGCTTTAGGCTTAGGACCTATGGCTATGGCCTTAGGTGGTAGTGCATTAGGTATTGGCTTAACATCCGAGAAATTTAAAGAAGCGTTATTCGGTAAGTTTAATAAAGATGGTACTTACAAATCTGGCTTAGTAGATAAATTCAAAAATATCTTAACAGTCGGTGTTGTAAACCCGTTAAAGATTCGATTTGAAAAAGGTGCTCTTGCTGTAGAAAAATGGTTTGCTAAATCCATTGTAAACCCATTGCAAGATGCATTTACTCCATTGAAATGGATGTTTAAAGATCTCACAGGTGTGATTAAAGATAAAGTAACTAATATCTTTACTAAAACAGCTGATGCGATCGCTAAACCATTTAGTCCATTAACTCGTGCTATTACTAAACTCTTAACTGGCGTATATAAGACTATGAAGTCTGCTACAGACAGAGTATTCAAAACCGCTATGTGGGGGTTAGGTCAATTATTATCATCTCCAGTTAAACTTGTTGGTTTAGCTGCCGGTATGGCATCTGGCTATTATAGTATGGGTGCTTATAAAGAAAACGTTCGAAACAAAGCTAGCCGTGTAGGTGAAGCTAGTGGGTTCTTCGGTAAGTTGAAAGCTACTGGTTCTACACTCGGTGCTATGTTAGGTATGGGTGATGCTGATCTTACATCGGATAAGTATAAAGATTTAGCTCGTGCTAAAGCCTATGCTAAAGAACGCGATACTCGTCAAAATCGTTATTTTGGTCGAAGAGAAGCATTGATTGCAAAACATGAAGCTCAACAAGCTGCACTTGAACAAGAGATGCAAGCGAATGGTTGGTCTTCTAAAGATAAACGTCGTGCTCAGCAAGATTTATCTGCTAAGCAAGATCGTGATAAGCTCATCAATGGTGATACTAAAGACCAAATGACGGCGATTAATCAAAAGGAATTGGAAGTTCAAGAAGAATCCAGAGATCATTTAAAAGGTATTAAGAAAATCATTAACCGCTTAGCGGTTCGTCTTGGTATCGTTGATCCTAAGGAAGCTGCGGTTGAACCTAAGCATGATGATGACGATCCAACTAAATTAGTTGGTGATAAAACGGCTCAAGAAATTGCTAAGGATAAAAAATTAGCAGCAAAATCTAATTTCACATTTGATATTCAAAACTTTGGTAAGCCTGCTGATAAAGCCGATGGTACGGGTCGTCATGCCGACGATGATGTCACTAAGCTTGTTGGTGGTCGCACCGGTCAAGAGATCATGAAGGAACGTGGCGAAGAAAAGAAACGTCAAAGTATGCTTGATTTGTTACGTCCTATTGCTGCAAATGCTAAAGATAAATTGAAGAATAAAGCAGAAAGCTTCTTAGATAAATTGACTAAAGGAATGGATATGGTTAAAAACTTCCTTGGTCTTACAGGTATCTTAGGGGTATTGAAAGCAATCTTCGATAAATTATCCGGCAAAGGCGGAGATAGAACCCATGATCGTATCACTCGTGATGCATTACAAATCGGTGGTCGAAAAGTTGCTCAAACTATCGATGATATTGGCGAGAAGATGATGAAAACCAAAGCTGGTCGAGAAGCTCTCGCCAAAGGTAGAGAGTTTATTGGTGCAGCTGGTCATAATATCGCTAGATTATATGATAAAGGCAAATACTATGCGAAAGCCGGTAAACAAGCGACACAAAATGCTGTGGCTGATGCTACTGGATTAGTTGCTAAAGATTATAGTGCAAACTATAAATCGGAATCGGTTCGTAAGTATGTTGCTCAACGTGGGGAAGTTAAATCAAAACTTTCTGGAATTGCTAAAGCTGAAGATATTGTTAAACAACGTCAAGTAGCTGAAGCTGCTGCTGATACAGCAGGAACTAGTGCAGCTGATATTGTTAAAGGTGCCCAAGATAAAGCTGCTAAAGAAACTGCTGAAGGTGGTGCATTGGGTACATTCCGTAAATGTATCGATGCGGTTGCTGAAAAAGTTGGGAATCTTGATATTGTTAAGAAACATTTGGGACCAAATGCTGAAAAGCTCGTTGGTTCATTAAAAAATCTTGGTAAATCTATTACTCCAAAAATGTTTATTAAAATTGCTCCTAAGTTTGCTAAAGTTGTCGGTGAAACTGCTGCTGTAGTTGGTACCGCAGGGGTACTACAAATTGGTTTCAGTTTATATGATGCTGTAACAGGAGCTATTGACGCCGATGAAATCTTTGGGGTTCCATCTGATAAAGTAACTGCGGGTATGCGATTAGCTTGTTCTATTTTACAAGTTATTCTAGGCTTACCGGGTTTAATTTATATTGATTTAGCATTAGAATGTATCAACATGTTCTCTGGTGGGGAAATCAACATCAAACAAATGTTGGCTATGAGTGTGTACACTGCATTACCAGGAACAAGCGAAGATGATGCTAAAGCGATTAAATTAGCACAAGAAGATGATAAGAACGCTCGAGAAGAGTATGAAAAGAAAACTGGTCAGAAGATGAGTGATTCTGAATGGCGTAAGCATCGTGATGCTGAAATCAACGACAAGAAAGAATCTGAACGTCTTGCTGGTGTTCGTCAGACCGCTGTGGGTAAATTCTTATTCGGTACTAATGATGAAAACGGTGAATACCAAAATGGTTTGTTTGCTAATATGAAACAAGGTGGTCAAGCCTTCTTAGCTAAATTATTTGGCGAAGCAGATGTTGATGACTACCAAGGTAAGCAATCTATCTTTGGTGATATTTGGGATGCTGCCAAGAACGCTGCCCATGATGTTGGAGTATGGTTCACTGGTGGTACTAAGAGTGATGGTACAGAGATTGAATCATTACCTGAACGTATCGGAGAGGGAATCAAAAATAACCTTAAATGGTTCTTTGGTGAAGTTGATGATGACGGGAATGTAATCCAAGAATCTGCTATCTCTAAAGGTATTACAAACCTTAAAGAATTAGGACAGGAAGCTGTCGATAAAGCTAGAAATACAGTTGTCTGGGCATTCGGTGGTATTAATGACGAAGGTCAATCACAAATGCCTGCATTGAATAATGGTATTAATAGCTTAACTAATTCATTATTTGGATTTAAATTGTTTGCTGATAATGGTGAAGGTGTGGCTGTATTCGACCCATCTTGGTCCGAAGGTCAAACCTCATTATTTGAAGAATATATCGTTAACCCATTTAATGATGCTTGTAGCAACGTTAGTAAGTTCTTTACTAACTTATATACAAACATTACTGATTTTACTAATGAATGTGCTCAAGAAATTGATGATAATGGTGTAGTGGTAGGTAGTTGGCATATTCTCCAAAAAATGTTCTATGCATTTAGTGGAATTATGTTCGATTTAACAAGTCCTATTCGTAGTGCTGTTTCTACAATTACATCGGGTATTCAAAATTTCTTTGGTGGTATTGCTAATTGGATGAACGGTGTTAAAGCATGGTTTGATTCCATTACCATCAGTGACGTTGGTAAAGCGATTGTTAAAGGTTTATTAATGCCATTACCTGATACTATCAAGAATAAGGTTATTGATGTCTTATTCGGTAAAGAAGATGGTTCTAATGGTGCCACTTTAGGCGATCGTATTTTTAATGAAGTTAAATGGGGAGCTAAACAAACAGGTTTATCTGGAGTTCTCAACTCTATCTCAACCAAAAAAGCGTTTACTGGTGGTGGTGAAGGAGATGACTCTGAACAAGCTAAACCTAACAACATCACAGCTAACCAAATTCAAAACGTTGCTAATAAGACTGATACATCTACCGCTACTGATGGTAAGATGATTAATTATAAACAAACAGATTCTCAATGGAGTGATTTATCTGTATTGGGTCAATCTGGTGGTTATGGTACTATGGCTGATTATGGCTGTGGTCCTACTGTATTGGCATCCGCTATGGCGAATGTAACAGGTAATACGGCGATTACACCTAAAGTTACAGGTGCTCTTGTATCTTCTGCAGATGCAGGTCCTGCTGATAACAAAGGTATTAGTCCATCTTACTTTGCTACTGCTGCTGATAAATTGGGTGGCTCTACATTTGATTTAGATACTAAAGATCCTAATTCCTTGATCGATGCGATTGCTCAAGGTGGTACTGTTATCCTCGGTGGTACTAATAAAAATACATCAGATGTTCCATTCACTAAGGGTGGTCACTATGTTATGGCTAATGGTGCTTACGAACGTAATGGTGAAGCCTTTGTTAACGTATACGATCCATTGGGTAAACGATCTAAAGGTTATAATATTAAGAATTTGATTGCTGGGATGAACGATCCTAACAATCCTGGTTTTGCTAGCTTGATTGCCCGTAAGGGTGCCGATGTTAGCAAGTTTGTTAAAAGTGCTAAATGGGTTGATCCTAAACAAATGGAACAATTCAAAGCGGCTACTATATTTAGAGGATATGGTCCTAAAAATATTACGGGTGATGATATCCTTACTGCAGGTGAAGCATACTATGGTACACAATATAGTTTAGGTTCCGATGGTTCCGATGCTCTCGACTGTGGTTTATTTACTAAGACTACCTTTGCGGACGTCGGATTGAGCTTGAATAGTAGATGTGCCGATGACCAAATGAAACAATTTGAGGATGCTGGTGCGTTAATCCCACTTAGCCAAGCGGGACCTGGTGACTTAGTATTCTTCTTACGTACTTATGAGTGTGATGCATATAAAGATATTACTCACGTTGGTATCTATGCGGGTGATAATAAAATGCTACATTGTGGTTCTTCCAAAGGTGTAGTATATGAAGATCTCAATATAGATTATTGGCAAGGTAAAATCTATGAATATGCGGGCTCTATTGAAAAATTATTTGGTGTCCCTACTGGTAAAGGTAAAGGACCTGGTGGTATTACAGGTAAAGGTAGTAAAGCTCCTGGTGGAAATGGTAAAGGTGCAAGTGCTAAACCTAAGAGTCCATTAGAAGCATTTATTTCCAGATTCCAAGAAATTGGTAATAATGCCATTGGATCTATGATTGCTGGTAAAGCATATACTGGTACACCATGGGATGACAAAGGCGGCAGCAGTAGAGGTAGTGTTGGTGGACCAATCGATCCTATGTCGGGTGATTCAGAAGCTAATGCTAAGCATGTGTATAAAGTATTGAATGATGCTGGATACACAAAAGAGAATATTGCTGGTATTATGGGGCGTCTTCAACAAGAAAACCACTTCCGTACAAATTATGATGTAGAACATACTGAACCAGATGGTACCGTATTGGGTGGTGCCGGTATGATTCAGTGGAATGGTTCTCGTCGTGAGGCATTGGTGAATTTTGCTGATGCAAACGGTGTTCCTGTTGATAGTGCAGAATTACAAACTCGATTTATGCTTAAAGAGATTGATGAAAGCTATCCTAGTGTATCCGTATCTTCAATGAATGGGCTCGGGATAGATGACTCATGTACACGTTGGACCGATGATTATGAACGTGGCGAAACTAGCCCACAAGCTTATACGTACGCTGACGATATTTATAATAAAATCGGTTCTGGTTATTTTGGGGGAGATGCTCAAAAATATGGGGCAGCTCCATCTGGTAAACTACCATCTGCTAGTGCAATGAAATCTCTTCCTAAGCTAGGTTTATTTGGTGGTGGAGATACTACGGTATTGAAACAAATTGCATCAAATAGCAAAGGATATAATTATACTCCAGATACTAAATATGAAGGTTCTGTCATAGCTCCTGATTATGACGCATATGGTAATATTATCGCTACTGGTATGCCACAAAATAACATGGTGACTGCTGATGATTCCATTACAGTTATCCAAGCTAAACATGATTGGCAACGCAACTGGTGGAATAATAAAACTGATGCGGAACGGGCTGCTATTAAGAAAGCTAATGAAGAAGCTAAGAAAGCACAAGAAGCTAGTACTGACACAAGTCTACTTTCCAAGAAACCAGACCCTAATGCGAAAGCAAAAGGTCAAAATAGTACAGATAAGGGTAATATCATCGAGCAAATTAAAGCTCAGTATGAAGAAACCATTAAGAAACTTACTAATGAAGCTGGTATTGCTGGTAAAGGTGGATCTGCTGTTGATAAAGCTCTTAGTGCCACAAGTGCTGATTCTAATTCTATCGTATCTGCTATTAAATCGATTGATATTCGTGCAGAAGCACAGGCTATGGTTAAATACTTAGAAGTGATTGCGGGTAAATCTGTTGAAACTGCTCAATACACTGCTAAAACTGCTGATGTAGTGACTACATCTACAGCACAAGCACAACAAGCAGCGGCAACTGACCCTAACATTGCTGGTTCTAAGGCTGCCACTATTCCTGCTAATGTAACTGCAACTAATAGAAATAATTCGGATAAAAAATCCTATCGACAAGCACACCAAACTAATTTGGAAATTGCTAAAGGTGGAGAATTTAGACGAAGTTAATTACAGAATATAGAGATATAGACGTAATGGTCTATATCTCTATATTTAATCTATTTTAACAAATCCATAACTTGAAAATTAATTTATAAAAGTGAGGTGGATTTAGTTGTTAATTAACATCAAAACTAATTCTGCTGTTAATGTTCGGTCTGGACCGGGAATGGGTTTTGAAGTTGTAAACACATATCCTTCAGGCTATATATTACAAGCAAAAGAAATACAAAAAGATGGTGGCGATAATATCTGGTATAAAGTTAAAGACGGATGGTTATCAGCTAACTATACCATTGATATTCATGAACAAGGTACGGTTCATGGTGAGCGAGGAAAGATTAATCTTCAACAATTCGCTCCAGGAAATCCTGCTGGTGCCGTACCATTAAGTAATACGGTACCAAAATCAGAATCTCCTCAAACTGATAAGGTTATATCATCTATCGCACAAGGGCAGATCACACAATCAGTGACAAATCCAAATGGTGGATTATCATCGGCTGTATTTGTCGGTGGTCATGGTAATGAAACTGATGTAAATAGTGATGTGATCTTAAATAAACGTATCTACGGTGTACCCTATCAATTTATGGATACTACCGATTATAGACCTGCCGCTAATAATGGTGGTGATGGTGAATTGGGTGCCACCTTTATGGAAATGATGGCGGAAGCTCCAGTATTATCAATTATTCCAGGTAAAGCTAATTTTTTACCGGATTTAAGTGATGAAGAAAAAAATAAATTTGTTGAAGCAGCAAACCAAACTCTTCAAGAAATGCAAAACCGGTTTAATGATACAGCTCAGAAGATGATTGATGATAAGAATGCCGATATGCGGTATTTTGAATTCGTGTCTGATCATTCGACATACATTCGGTATGTGAACACTCTTTGTCAAATGAATGCTATCATGATGGGTCTTGGTGACGAATATGTACCAGGTTATGAAGGTCAAGGTGAACAGTATATGTTCAAGTACTATGACTGGTCTGGTTATCGATTATCCAATACAATGGCTGGAAGAGCCTCTACTGGATTATTGAATGGTAATGAATCTGGACCTGGTGAAAAAATTGATAGTACACTAGACTATGTTAAAAGTGCGGTAGCGAATAAAGAAAGTTTAATCGATAAAGGTATGGCAGCAGCGTCTGCTCTTAACTTAACGGAATATTATATAGATTTCTATATCAATCCATCTATCGGATACTCGGAATCATTTAGTAACCAAACAAAGGAATCTATGATTTCATCAATGGTATCAGGGATGGGTGATTTAGCAAAAGAACTCCAATTCTTAATGGGTGCTGGTGCTGTTAAGCAAGATGGTAATATGACAAATTCCATTGCTAAAGCAACTGGTGAAATTGGCGAAGCTGCCAATAAACTATTACCGAATTCGGGTATTATTAAAAAAATAACGGGTTCTGCGGCATCTGTACTATCAGGTTCGAATATATTTTTCCCTGAATTATGGGCTTCGTCTGATTTCTCTCGTTCCTATACCGTAGAAATGGATTTAAAAACACCATATGGTAATAAACGGAATATATTCTTAGATTTATTTGTTCCTATGTGGCATTGGATTGCTCTTGTCGCACCAAGACAAACCACTATCAATACCTATGGTGCACCATTTATTGTGCGTGCCTATATCCCAGGTATGTTCTCATCTGAAATGTCAATCGTTGAAAACTTAACGATTCAAAAAGGTGGGGATGGCTCCGCATGGTCTGTTGATGGATACCCATTAGAAATCAAACTATCTGTTACGTTGAAGGATTTATATAATACCTTTGCCATGTCTCAAATTACTGATTTGAAATCAGCATACAATATGCTATGGAACTATGCATTGATTGACTATGTATCCGTTCAATCTGGATTGGATATGAAGCTTTCTGAATTTGCTAAGAAGATTGAAGTAGCTAAAGCTCTAGGTAATACTGCTATTAGAGGTCTTTGGAATTACCCATTGGAAAAAGCAAAAGAACGTTTGGCTCAATCTATACGTATTGCTTCTGGTAGAACATAAAACTATCCAAAACATAATAATGGAATACCGTGGTATTCCATTATTATTTATTTCCCATGAGAGGATAGATAGTATGCTAAAGAAAAATTTAGAATTATATAGAGAATCATTTAAGCGAGTGAGTAGTAATCAATTCACTCGTATTAAAGACTTCTTATCTACTAAAACCTTACCAAAGAAGTTCCAAAAGAACCTATTTAAACGTATAGAAGAAATCTCCCGTATAGATACACAGACCCTTAAGATAATATTCTATATTATTCCAGAGTCAACTCCTAGACCTAGGTTATCCTTACGTGGAGGGCATTTTTATGTTAAAAATGCTGGAGCTAATAATACATTTGTTAAGTATGTTGTGAAGGAAGAGAAAGAACTCCTTCATCTAATTACTAAGCCTTGTACCTTTGATGTAGTTACTTACATGCCAATACCTAAGAGTATGAATATTATGGATACTGTATTGGCTGAATTAGGTATGATTAAACCCATTACGATACCCGATTGGGATAACTTAGGTAAAACGTATTCGGATATGGTACAAAAATGGTTATTATTGAATGATAGTTTAATCACCGATGGTTCGGTTAAGAAACGATATTCATTAAAACCTCGTGTTGAAATTACTATCACCTATGCATTAAATTATGATAGTATATATAACAAAAAGGTAATTGAGAATTCAAAATCGTATAAAGACTTAGAATAGAGGTGATATTGTGACTCGATTTGAAATGAATGTGATGAACTCAATTGACGCTGTTCAAGATTATTTTGCTACTAAAGATTTAGAATGTCAATCCGCAGGCATGTCTTTATCTGTTAACGTAAATGAACACCCAATTGATACGATCACTAACGAGATCAAAGATATCATCTGTCATACGTTTGATTCCAACAAACCAGCCAATGAGATTTGTAAACTAAATGTACACGGGAATGTATTATTTATTCGATTCAAAAGAGAAATACACTGTTAAGGTGTATTTCTCTTATTATTAGTTTTTTGTAATAAAGATGGGATACATGGTGGTTGTGCCATGTATCCCAATTGTACACTCAGGTTAAAAAATAGTCACACTATCCTAGGAGTAGCTAATCAATTGCTTCAGGAGGCTTACCATTCACATGATTTAGTAACTATCCGGTGTACTCATACTTATATGTTATGACAATATAAAACCCCATATACCGATCGGTATATGGGGTCTTTGTTCGTTATTAGTAACCTTTACGCATATAGTCTGCTTGTTGACGAATATCATCCAATGTGATATTAACAAGTTTCATAGTATGAGCTGTTTCGAACATAGTGTATTGCAACAAGGCTTCAGATAAGATAAAATCTTTATCCAAAGACGTTGTTCTAGCAATTTCACCAGTATCTGTCATATCCATACGACGAAGGTCATCCAAATCTTCATTTTTATCTTGCATATATACGTCAAAGATATTAAGATTCAATGGATTTTCTAATAATACTTGTGGTGTTTCTACATGAGTAGATTCAGTTTGAGTAGATTCTTTTAATACTTTGGTAGCGATACCTTGCATCAAAGAGAAGAAGAAGGATTTATTAGTATCTTTCTTATCGTAATTGAAGGTACGAGTCAAAGGATTATATGATTCAGCAACATGTTTAGCTGCTTCTGCTACATCATCTGCTGTTGTATCTTCTCGATCATCTACTTTTACATCATTAGGATCTTCATTCATATCCTTTTCCATAGTATCAAGAATTTCAGCTTGGTCTTTTTCACGTTGTTGTTCATCACGAACGACATCGATAACCTTATTACTGATCATTTCAGCCAATTCATCAGAACCTAATTTATCCATTTTAACTAAAATGGTATTACGTTCTTCATCATTCAATTGAGGGGAAATCATTTCTTTGATTTCTTCTTCCGTTTCAGCTTCATTGATTTCTTTGACACGTTCCATAATGATGGCTTGAGAAAATTCATTGCAGAATTCAAGAAGAGTACGTAGGAATGGGGAATTTGTACGATTAGCAGATTCAGCTAAGGCTTTCACGCCACCAATCTTTTTAACATACATAGCACCCATATTTTTGATAGTATTGATATTTTCATCGACATAGTCTGTATCATGCGGTAATGCTTTTACGAATACTGTGTTAAAGCATTCTGCTAAGATAGCATTTGGAATACTAGCTGCTAATGCATTAATACCTGCACCACGATAGTTTTTCATAAGTGCACGGTGATTAGCTTTCAAGGCAGCATCGCGTTCATAGGCTATTTTTTCTTCATTCAATCGTTCGTTTTCTAGTTTAGCTGCTTCAGCTAACATTTGATCACGTTCGACTTGTTGTTTACGTAACGCATTGAAGTCCAATGTGGTAAAACCTAGACCTTGTTGGCGTACGACTTTACGGTTGAAACCCATGTGGATATCTCCTTTACTATTATAATCAAAATGTTATAGTTATGTCCCTAGGCTAGTCCAAAATATTGATGAATATTTGAGCAGTGCGTTTACCATTCTTGATGGTATGGTCTACGTTTAAGTACTCAGGAATAACCTTAGATGTTTCAATAACCCCTTGAATAACATTTGTTTCATTGACTAATGATTCGAGTGTTTGCATAGAAGGGCCATATTTATTAATACCATTAAACTTGATAAATTTAATGGACGGGAAGTTTTCTTTGATACCAGCGATTAAGTTAGAGATATATAAGGAAGGGCTAGATACCAATGAGATATCACGACTTTCAATATATTTCTGAATGTATGATTTCAATCGCTTAGTCATATCTTCCGCATCAGTAGTGAATGTGTATTTCACATCGAAGCTGATAGAGATGTTAATCTTATCCAATGGGTTTGTTGCTTCTTCCAAATCTTCATGTTTGAAATAGAACTTAGAATACCCATAGGTGTTAAAGAACTTAATATCGATATGGAAGTTATTAGTCAATAAATCTAATGATTTGCGAATATAGTCATAAATACTACGGAAGGAATTCATGAATCGTTCCCTAGCATTCGGTAACTTAAAGTAGTTCGCTTTAATCAACGGAATCATTTCTAATCTAAAACCATATTTACCATTTGGACCCCGATTTGCATATTGAACATAGGAACGAACTTCTGGAATCGGGATAATGAATCGGATAGGCGTATCCTTACTCATAGTGTATCGATTCGTTAATGTGAAGTGTTCTAATAATGGTAATGAGTTGAATTTATGTAACTGCTGTTCGGTTGTATCAGGATATTGATAGAACGTCAATAGTTCCATTTTACAATTGGTACCATCGACAAGAACTGGATCTGTGCTATCAGTACCTGTAGTAGGATCTAGCATACCTTCCGTTAATTGGAATTGGTTTTTGAGTGTTACATAGTCATTCGTTTTAATAAACTTCTTGAAGAAGTAATAGTCTTCATCAAACCCATATAAGTCCATATCAATTAACCGTTTGATACGATTTTCTTCACCATGAAGTGTTAATACAACCTTAAGGTTTTCGTTATCAATATATTGATAGCCATCGGTTGGGTTCTTAAATGTTTTGTAGGATGGTAGTACGAGAGTATCATCTTCAATTAACTTAAATGCTTCTTTAGGAAG